TCTCTGTTTCGGGCACTTGCGTCCTAGGTTGCAAGTAGACTTCCGAGGAGGGGGCGGCTAAACCAAGGGGTCGTGGCCGTAGCTGCGGAGGAGTTGCCGGGACAGCGCGTTACTCTTCTCTAGTTCCACTTTGATCTTCTTTAACATCTCTGTCTGTTGCTTGGTTTCTTGAAGCAGTCGCCAGATCCGGCTGGAGATGGCGACAACAAAGAAAGGAAGCAGCGCGGCCAGGAACAAAGCAACCAACGCAATAATTCCGACAACTCCACTGAACAAACCGTCCATGGACTTACACTAGCGTTAGCGCATCTGCTTGCAAGATCTACCCGTTCAGATCCTCTGTTGTCTGAATCACTGACCGCACCAACGGGTCAGCCAACCACTTGGCCCTAGGAAACGCCGCATCCATTGGGTCGACGTTGAACCGCACGGTGATCGTGTAAGGAGCCACGCTTCCCTGCCCTTCGCTCTCTGGCTTAGGCGGCACACTCGGCGCAAAGTTCTGCAAGACCATCTGCTTGGCCGCGCTTGGATTGCTGAACAGGCTTTTGATGTCCTTGTGCTTCTTGGCCACCTTCATCGAGTAGCGCGCCGCCATTGGGTCAATGCCCTGATCGGCCAGCCCGTTGACCCATCCGTCAAAGGCCGCACCTAGCTCCATCTCAGCCTGGACCATCAGCGTCCCCTGCTCGTGCATGGCTTGGATGGCCACCTTCATCTCTGTTACCGCGCCGGCCTTGGCCTCGCGGATCTTCTCGGCCAGTGCGCGCAACTGCTCCACGCTGACCGCTGTTGTTAGTTCTGTTCCCATAGTTCGTTCATCTCTTTCTGTTGGTTGTTGAGGTCTATCTTGGTCCGCGTCTGGCCAACGATCAGCTGGCGCAGCGCATAAGTTTTCCGGGCCGCGATGCTTTTCTGGCTTCGGGCAATGGTCTGAGGGTTGGCTGCCTTGCGGATCTCCACCACCCGCTTGGAGACGGCCGCCCGCGTGACGCTGAACTGCTTGGCGATGAGTGTCTGAGTTCGGTCCTCGTCTCTGTCCTCCATCTCGAAGGCTGCCATCCAGCACGCAACGAAGTATTGCAGATCAGGGCAGGCCGACGCCTCCCGCGCTTGATGAAGGAACTGCACAATGGCCTCGCGCTGCGCGTGCCGGGTGGAATCGTTGTCTGTCTCCTTCGATGCGGCCAGAAACGCCTGGGCCGCCATCTTGCCGACCAACGCCGGCACCGGCTCCCCGCTGGCCCGTGCCAACTCGGCCAGCCGCTCGAGAAAGATGTCCTCGGGTGCGTCGTGGTGTTCGGGCCAGTAGCTGGCCTCTTTTCGGTCTGCGGGGTCGCCTCCCATGCTTTGCGCGAGTTTCATGTCAATCATACCCGGTTCCTCCGTCTGCTGTTTTTCTGCATAAGCCTCCTCGCCTTGGCCTTGGCCAAGTCGCGCTTGGTCTTGGTTCGCTTGCGCGCATATCGCGGCCCAACCGGGCGCACAGGGCTTTGACCGTAATGCTGGGGGACTTGATCCATCGTTTTTGGAATGCTCACGCCGCCCTCCTTGCCGTCTCCCGCTCCCGCAAACGCCTCTGGTCGCGCTTTTCCAGCCAAGCAATAGCAGCACCGCCGTTGCCCACATCAGCCACGCTCACGGCATTGTCCGAAATCACACCGTGCTCTTGCAGTTCGTTCAGCACCGATACCTGGTCTAAACCTTGGGCGGCGATATAGGCGCGAAGGGATTCGCTCATTCTCGCCCCTCCATGCGCCCAAGCACCTCAGTCTCCCCAATAGTGATTCCCCCCTGCCTCATCCCCCGCTTCACCGCCGCGCTAATCTCATGCAGCGCATGGAGCATATTGCCCCGCTGGCGCGATAGCTCCCAATAGTTCTCGTTGGAACTGGCCTTGAGTTTGGCGATCTCTCGGTGCGCCTCCTCAATCTCCCGCCTGATTTTGGTGTTGGTCGCGCAGGTTTGTTCGAGTGCTGCCAAAGCCTCGCCACGTTCGAGCTTTGCTTTTCGCAAATCCTCCGCAAGCCCAGCGTTGGCGTTCCGCAGGTTTTCAACGTCCTTCGGTAGCATTCCTTCTGGCAAACCATCAGCCAGCTTGTCGGCGTAGGCTTGCAATTCGTGCAGCTTTGCCATCATTGCGTTGGCTTCTAAGCGGTAGCGTTCCGCTTTTTCCCGACACTTAACAAGTAGTCGGGCGTTCAGTTCGGCTTGGTTTTGCCATCCCGCCGCTTTGCAGGTCATGGCCTCAAGCTCGTTTTCAAGCGCGTGCTTTTCTGCCAAGAGAAAGGTAATACCCCCTGACTCCAACGCCTCGTTGAGTTTCCTTTCCACCTTCCGCGCATCCTCAATGGGCACAAAGCCAGTTGGTCCATCGTAGTAAAGCTCTGCAGCGTCGATTTCGGGGGTGTCGCTCATTTGCTTTCCTCCTGCAGCCGATCAAATTCGGCTAGTGCTTTTTTGAAATCTGCTGAGAACAATAGTGGTCGCAATTTTTTTTCACCGCGCACACACCTCACCAACCCTTCCGCGAACTCCTGCCACTTATCCAACAAGGCTAATGCCTTGGAAAGTCGCTGCAGGTCTTTGGTGATTTGCGCCTCACGAATTGCCTCGTTCTTGGGGCGCAATCTCCAGACTTGTGGCGAAGTCTTCAGCCCGATTTGAATGCCGCCGCACTCGACAAAGTGCAGACCGCTTTCCTCCACGATTGCCGCACAGGACTGGCAAAGTTTTGGTGTGTCGCTCATTTCGCTTCTCCTTCTTTGGAAAGTTCAATTTCAGTTAAGGTTGCGTCAGCCAGTTTTTGGCAGTCCAATTTTGGAAAACTCCCATCGTAGGCGATCATTTCCAACGCCTCCTTGTAAGCATCCCTCTCCCTCCGCAACACGCACATGGGGCGACTGCAGGAGTCTCCGCAACTGTGGATCGTGGAGGCTTGGAGGTCGTCGATAAGCCTGTTTCGCTCCCGCTTTAGTTCACAAACTTGTTTGTGTTTGTCGTCGAGTTTGCGAATTGTATTGGCATGAGCTATCCTCTCAACGCATAGGTCTTCAGCAAATTCCTCGACCTTGCGCTGCAAGGTGTTTTTCTCTTCGCGCTCAAGGCACAGTTCGCTGCGATACACTAAATCGAACTCGCCGCCGTCAGTGTAGCCATAGCCGTCACAGGCAAAGTGAATCCTTGTCGATGGGTATTTATGCGGCTCTTCAGGAACAGCAGCGGAACCGCATTTCGGGCAGGTGTTCATTTTGATCTCATTCGTTTTCATAAATTCACTCACGCCGCCACCTCCACTCCAGCCATGCGCTGCCGCATCTCGCTTATGCTGGCCTTAAGCGCCTTAACCTTGGCCATCGGCTCGGCCTTCAATCGCCTGTCGAAGCTATCCGGCACCTGCTCCTTGTTCGCAGGGTTCGCCTGGATGCGGTCAACCTCCTTCTGCGCGGCCTCGATCCTCTTCTCGAGGTGCCACACGCCCTCGGTTGGCTTCGGGCTGCCGTTGTGGCCGTTCACCGCACCGTTGCCGAATTGCTTTGGCGTGCGGTTGGACTGCCATTTGCGGTTAAACCCCGACAAGTCATGCGGCATTGAGCGCACGGGTCGGCCCTTGCCGTCCATCCAGCCCGCTCCCTCTCGGTCATCGTGATAGGCGCGGCACACGTCTTCGGGGATCATGGCCATCCTTCCTGCCTCTATAACCACCTCAACGGAAAAACCATTAGGTTTCGTTTCGTAACCATTAGGTTCGGTTTTGTAACCTAATGGGGTAAGAGGAAGAGTATGTATTGTATCTTCTGTTTCTTTAGGGGGTGTGGGGGGTATTTCTTTGCGCGGCCTGCCGCCCTTGCGACCGTTCTCCCACATGTGGATGACCTGTTTCTGGTGATGGCCGAAATCATGGACCGCATAGGTTCCACCCTCCTCGGGGTCCAACCAGGGCGCGTCAACGTCTGTCATGGCCTCCCAAAGTCCCGTGTGGTCGCCCTCGTAGCGCATCATGGCTGCCAGTTTGGTCGGGTTGATGGCCAGGCCACTCCACCGCCGCTGGATCTGGCAATCGCCCCACAGGCGCAGGAGGCCGACTACGGCACTATGGCCGCAGCGGGCGATTAGCCGTTCGGTTTTCCAATGGGAGGCAAAGCCGGGGTCAAGTTTCATGGAGTTACCTTGTTAAGAAACACCGTGCGCTCCTGTTCGCCGCAGCGCGCCCACCAGTGCAGCAGGTGATCCAATGGCGACTTGCGCTTTCGGAATCCCGCCTTGATGGCCGCAGCGTTGGCCGATATTTCGCCAGCGGCGACTTTGGCGAAGAGTTCGGGCGCTTCGCGTTGGAGGCGGCTGACGGTGTATGCGCGGGATGTTCCTTTGCTCGTCCTAACCTCGTTTATATTATGAACGATGTCTGTCCGCTGGCCTTGCTTCTGCTTTATGGCTTCCCGCCACATCGCCAGCACCTCCGCATCATCGCGGATCACGGCCTCGATCTTCGCGGGATCTTCGCCCCAGCCGGTGATGGGCGCGGTAGTCACCAGCTCGCGCAGCGATTGCATGGTTACAACGCCCTTGCCGGGAACGCGCCGAGATTCCCACGCCCGCTCATTGATGATCCGGCGCAACAACTTTGGGAACGTCGAAAGGCTTGTCTCGCCATGCGATAGAGCCGAGATGGCCGAGTTGCACACTTGATACGCTTCGACTTCGTTCATCGCTTGGCCTCCGATAGACGGCGCATCAAATCAGCATTTTTAGCCAACGCCTCTTTGAGTGTTAGTTGGTCGGCTGGCTTATAGACCTTGTGAACTTGCTTAACTTCAACCTCCAGCGTCTTTGAAAGCCTCCAGGCAAGCTGTTGACCCTCTTTTCGCGCCCGCTCCAACAACACTTCTTCTGGTTCTTGTGCTTGTAGTTTTGGGGGTTCTGGCTGCGCTGATGAGCGCAACCCGAATCCTGCATCGTAAAGCGCAACAGCCTTTTCCATTGGCAGTCCACCAGCCGTTGCCATGCTTTTGATAACGTCGGCCTGCCATTGGGCGTATTCCTTGCCGCAAACAATGATGCGGTCAGTGCCTTGATGCTCGCTCCCCGCAAAAATGCTCAACACTGGCTGCATCTCACGCGGCTCCATCTCGCGCTTTTCCTTGTCGGAAAGCTCTCTCAAGGCGCGCATTTGCGCCGATTCAATGTTGCGAGCGTTTTCGATTAGGCGGGGGTCAGCCGGCAGATACACAAACGCCTCAAGATCAAGATCAGCCGCTTCACCGCTCGGGGCCTTTGGTGACCTTGCGTCTTGGTATCGAGTTCGGCAAACGCGCCCGATTAACTGCCGGAAGAAAAGCTCGGTGGTCGCATTAGTGAGATAGCAAAGCACATGAAGGCGCTTGATATCCGTTCCCTCACTTACCTGACGCACCGAAACAATCCACTGTTTGTCCGATTTGCGAAAGGAATTTACATCGTCCGTGGCGACATCGCTATCGCTGACCACGATACTTGGCGTGCATCCAGTCTCTGTCTTAATAACCTCGGCAACCTTGGCCGCGTGCGCTTGATCTATGCATACAGCCATAGCCCCGGCGTCGGGGATGTGCCGCCTTACCTCTTGTAGTTTGGCGTGCGCTTGGCGGATTGTCTCGGCCACAAACTGCCCAGAAGGGTTCAGTATGTTTCGCAGGCGGAATGATGCCTCGTCCTCCGTGATGTCCCCGTGAAACTGGTGCGTCACCCGCTCGCCTGTGGGCAGCACCTCGTCGTAACTGCCCCGTGAGTAGTCAAAATTGAACGTGCGGACAACGCAGTCGCGCAGTGCATTTGGGTAATCGTAGCGGAAGTCTGGCAGGCAAAATCCGCCGCCGTCATATTCAACAAACGGAATTGGCGTCCCATCCGTTCTGAACGGGGTTCCGCTTAAAAGCAACCTACGCGCAGAACACTCAAAAGCCGATTTAGTAAGGTTTCCCCATCTTGCTTGATCCCCGCAATGGTGCGGCTCATCAAGAATCACGAGCACTCGATTTTGAGCGCACATGAGGCGAAACAACTGCGCCAAAGCATCAAGCGATTGATATGTGGTCACGCCTCCGCGCCAATCGCCCTTAAAATCCGCGCCAAACTCCTTGGTTTGTAGCTGTATGCCAAATGTTATGGCCTCTCGCTGCCACTGCTCGCGTAGATTCAAAGTCGGCACAACGATCAAAAGCCTTCGGTCGCTGCCTTGGTCTAAAAACTTACGCGCAACAGTTAGGGCGGCAACAGTCTTGCCCGCGCCAGGTATCGCAACGCACAAAAACGATCCTTTTTCCGATGAGTCCCACTGTCTGACAAATTCAGCCTGCCAAACACGAAGGTCGATCTGCTTTGCTCCTTTGGATCGGTTTGTTTCACGCGGAATAATGTGACAATTTGTTACATCATCTGTGCCTCCGTTGGCTCGCGGGATGTAATGGTCTGCCTCGTTGTCTTTCAGCGTTTGGTCTTGGTAGACCGCTGCCGCCAGTTTTGTTTTTTGGGTAAACATAAAGTTAATTCTCCTGCGCTTCCCCACCGCGCATCTCGTTCAGCCGCCCCAAGCAAATTCCGCCCATCAGCATGGCAAACATGGCATCCTCCGCGCATTGCCGTGCCTTCGGGTGCGGCTGGCCATCCGGCGGAAGCGCCACGTCCAACATGACCAGCGCGTTTTGCAGGAACATCCCGCCCTCGCCGTCAAGGCACTCAAACTTTAACTCTGGAGGCATTTGCTGCTCGACCTCCTCATGTCGTTTTGCAGCTTCGTAAAGCCACTCTGGCGTTAGTCGGCTGACCATTTCCTCTGCTTGTTGTCTTGCGTTCATAGCCAATACTCCGCCACCCGTTTCCCGCTCATCACCTCCACCATGCGGCTTTTGATGTCGTGGCCCATGCGCTTTAGCTCCAAGATCCTCGCCGCCAGGCGGCGGCACTGGAACAGGCGCAGCGCCTCGATGTCTGTAATCGCGTTTCCTGCTTGTAGGTAAATAAGGATGCTGCCGCGCTGACTCGGTTTGCTGTGCATTTCCTCGGCTTGGTCGGCCTCGGCCACGTTGGTGGAGTGACTGCTCCACAGTTCGGGTTGCCAGGTCATCGGGCCAACCTCCATCCGTTGTTTGCAATGGCCTCGTCGCGCTTCCGCCGGGCTTCCTCGATGTCGCGGGTCTTGAGGTTCAACGCCACGCGCTCCGTCTTGGCCGGATCGTAGGGCTGCACCCGCATCCACCATGTGCCGTGGTTGCTCCACAAATAGCGGTTAGGGTTAAAAGTCCAGCGGTTCATGCCGCCACCGCCTTTCCATAGACCCAGCTTGGAAGGTTCAGGCACTGCACCTCGGGCGCATAGCCCGGCCACACGCCGTCATCTTCGCACTGAGCGATGAGTTCCAGCGCGTCATTCATCATTCCAACGCCCAAGTCGAGCGCGTCGGGATGGATCTCGTAGACCGCCGCCGCGTATGGCGGGGCGACTTCAACCGCCACCCAGTAAAACCGAGCCGGCGGCAGGCCGTTCAGCCCTGCCAGATGGCAATACCAGGCTGCGCTGACGTGGTAGTTAAGCGATGCCGCTTGGCGCGAGAACGTGTTGTAGTCGGCCCCAGCCGAGGTGGTCTTAACGTCGACGATGACGGACTCCATGTCGTCCACCACCTTGAGCGCATCCACTCGGCCCTTGATCCACAAGCCGCTGCGATGCTCGGCAAACAAGGCCACCTCGCTTTGGGTTTCGGCCAGCAACTCCCGCGCCGCCTTGTTTGCGGCGATTGAGTCGCGGATTCCCCGCACGGCTCGGGCCTCGTCGGCGTCAAGGATCGGCGTGTTGCCCATCTTGGCTTTCCACTCCTTGCCTTCTTTGGTGCGGAAGTCGCCCTCCTTGCCTTCGGGTTTCTCCACAAAAGCCGTGTCGAGCTTGCTAGGCTCAAGAACGGCAAGGTGGGCCATCGTGCCAAGGAGCATGGCCTTGCTTGGCTCGCGCTTGGTCTCCCCTGCCATGTGTGCCGCGTAGTGGCTCGGCGTTTTGGGCGGCAGGATGTGCTTGGCGTCCGAGCCAGCGATTGCCGTCTGGCTGCGATACTCCTGCTCGATCATGTCGTAAAACACGCCGAGGGTTCCGTATTTGAGGGTTCGCATGGTCAGAAGGGAATGTCTGTGTCGGCCATCTCCTCGGTCTGCGGCTTTGCTTTCGGTGCGTCAGCCTTCTTCTCCATGTGCTTCCAGTTGCCGACAATCGGCCCGCGCTCGCCGGCATCGCGCTTGTCTTTGCTGATGCCCTGCACGATGTAACCGTCGTCTCCGTATTGGCTTTGCCCGTCGCGGTTCTCCCAGAGAATTGCGTCCAGGTAGATGCCCTTCTTGCCTTGGTAAAGGTCGGGCTTGCTGATCTTGCTAACGTCGATTTTGAGTTGAATTGCCATAATGTGTTTTTGGTGGGTTGTTGGTTGGTTGGTTAAAAAGGAATGCGGTCATCGTCTGCCGCCGCTGGGGCTGGCGCGGGTTTAGGCTTGGCCTTGGGCGCTTCGTCAGTCATGCGTGGCGATGGCTTCAAGCTGGCGGGGTAGCCAAATTTGAGCGGCGTCCGTGGCGCAGATGCCGAGGCCGCGTTGCCATCGTCATCTTCCGGCGCGATGCCGAGCGCGGTTTGCAGTTGGTAGCGGCGGGCGTAAGTGATGGCGCTGCCGTAACCCTGCGCGTCCTGCTTGGTGCAAGGCACAAACAGTTTGCCGAAGCTCAACTCCTCGCCCGATTCGTGAATCAGGATCGTCTCCACGCAAACGCCACCCTCGGCGTGGTGCGTGTGCTGAGTCAGGGCAATGCCGTTGTCGTTCAGCGCCTCGACGACGGCTTCAACGCAGGCCGAAAGGTCGGCGTAGCGGCTCTTAAAGTGCGGGTTCTGGCTGCTCTTCAGCGCCGGGCCAAAGCCTTTCTGGGCCTTGACCAAGGCGGCGCATATCTGTTTGCGTGTTTTTGACACGCTCTCTGGGTTCGTCTCCATTGTGTGTGTTTCTATCGCGGGTCGAGCGTTAGCGCGCTCGGCCCGTCTTGGTTTTCGTTCAGATGGGCGGGCCTCCGTATTTGGTTGTCCGTCCGAAAGTTTGATCCCAGCCGTAAACGGCCACTGCCAGCGCGGCCCACTCGTGCGACTTGATACCGTAAGTCGGCCCTGGTGCTTTCTTCGTTCCCTGCGGGCCGAGTCGGTCAATCAACGCCTGCCGCACGTTGCCGTCCTTGGCTCGCGGGCTTTGGCAGAGATGCAGCTTCACGTCCTTGCGGAAGACGCGCTGCAAATCCCGACCACTGTCTTGCCGGGCATATTCCATAAACCGCCCGACCCATACGCACGTTTCAAAAACTGACGCACCCACGGCCATGCCGTAGCTGGCGATCATTTCGCAAAAAATACGGGGCTGGCCCCAGATGGCGTGCAGCGCCAGTTCAGCGTTTGGCCAAATGCCGTGATCCATGACCGTCTCGCCGTCAAACATGACAAACGCGCTTTTGTCCGTGCCAGGATCAATGCCGATAACAACGCTCCCAGTGCTCTGGTCGCAGTCGCCACATTCAGTCATGTCGTGAAAGATTGACTGCCCGCATTTGCAATAATGGATCTCGCGGCTCATCTTACTCGTCGCGCCCTCCAAACTCGTATTCGGGATCATACTTCTCCCGCACCGAGTCCCTGACTTCCTCAAGCGTGGCGCCCCGTGCGCCGGCCATGAGTTTGGCGCGCAGAATTTCGCGCTCGGCCTCAAGCATTGCTACGGTGGCCCGCAGTTCCTCGTTCTCGCACTCCAACCTAATAATGCTCCGAGCCATTGCGTCCTCGGTGCAGGAATAGTTGGCCGGGCCAGCTTGGATGGACTCCCCAAAGCCCACTGACCCGACCAACATTCCCTCTACGAGATTGCTCAAAGTGTTTCCTCCTGCTCGATGCCGCCGCGATAACGGCGAGCGACAGCCAGAGCCTCATCAAGAGCCAGCGTCAAACGGCTGTTTACCTCCCTTAGGTCTTGGTTTTGCTGCTCGACAACCGCCAGCTTGCGCTGGAGGTCGGTAAGAAAATCTTCAACTTCCATTTCGTAGCTACTCATTGTTTTCCTCCGTTGTGGTGTTTTATGGTGCTGGCGAAAATCTCGGCGGGGTCGAGAGTGCAGCCGATCAGGTCGCAAAAGGTCTGCGCCTCGTCTGACAGGAACCACGCCCGTAGTTGCCGGTGTTCATGCGGGCCAGTGGAGCAGCAAATTTGGGCGCGGGATTTGTGATTGAAGCACTCAAGCTGCCCCCCCTGCATTTTAAACCTTGTCCGCATTTGATAGGGCCAAGGCCGGCATTCGCCCTGGGGAGTAATGAGGCCGTAGCGGGCGAAGGTGGCAAGATCGTCCACGGCTTGCTCAAGGATGGCCCAGGCAAGTAACTCGTAGCCGCTGCGCTCGCGGCTTTTGTCGCCCGTCCGCATGGTCGGCTTGCCGTTGAACGACGAGCCTGTGAGTCCTTCCAGTTCGCGGATCATTTGAGTAACTGGATAAGGGCGTTGACTGACCAAGCGCAGCCCAGCGCCAGCGCGCAGAGGATGAGCATGGCCATCAGTGACTGATCTGGAGGGTGCGGGGTCACTGGCAAATGCGGTTGCGGAGTTGGCTAAGAACGGCCACCACGCGGTCCTTGAGCGAAGGTGTGCCGCCTTGGGCCAGACGCTCGCAAACGGCCAGCAAGGCGTTGGCTGGCAGACAGGGCCGCTCGCCGGTGCGGTCAATCACGCTCGGACGAATGCTCACTTGCGCGCCCTCCTGTTGCGTGGTGCGCGGCGGTTTTCGCGCTCAAGGAGGGCATTGACGCGGAGGTTGCCCAAATTGCGCTCGGTAGTAATGCCTGCCTTCTTGCCGTATTCGTGGCCGCTTAGAAAAGCTAGGCCGACGAGGGAGGCCGTGATGCCAGTGCCAATGATGATGCTTAGTGGGTCCATGTGTTTTCCTTTTTGCTGACTATGAGCGCATGGATGTCCGCCACGTCGTAGCGGGTTCCGTGCGCTGAAAGTTTCACGGCGGGCAAATGCAGCTTCACCTTGTTCCTGCTGATGCGGAGCATTTCGGCGGCTTGCTTGGTGGTGACGAGTTGCGGAATCATTTACAACGTGTCCGCTTGTGGCCGCGTTGGGACACATGGCTCGCCAAAAAAAGGCGCAGCGCCGTGCGAACCAAGTGCGAGACAGGAACGCAGTCGCGCCCCGAAAGTTTTTGCAGCGCATCAAACATTGACAAGGGAATGCGCGCCTTGATCGAAGTCGTAAGCTCGTTCATCTGGGGAACAATGGGACACAATGGGGCATGGGGTCAAGACCTAATGTGAAATATTTTTGACTTTTTTTGAGGCGGGTCGAATGTGGAACAAAGGACCACAATGAGCAGTAACCTAGATATTGAATTAAAAGTAAGGATTAGCGAGGGCATGAGCAAAGAGATAGACGCAGTCGTGGCCTCGCGCCCAGAGGGGGTAAACCGCAGCGACATCGTCCGCGAGGCGATCGCCGGATTGCTAACAGACCAGCTTCACGAGTCGGGCAAGGACGATCTTCGTAAGGCCGCGAGCCGCATAAAACGCAGCTTCAGAAAGTAACTTCATGGTGTTCATAAGGGAGTATTAATACTAGGTGGGGTAGGACAGCGGCAGTCTGCCCCCCCCCCTGCAAATCAATAATTAAGGAATGAAAACTGAGTCCGTCAAAGTGGGTTCATTTTCCGCGCACCTTTGGCAAGGGTCGGACAAGAGGTGGAAGTGGCACGCTCACAAAGGCGGCAAGCGTATCCTTTGCACAGCCAAAGACTTAGACCGAGCCCGAGACAAGGCTCGCGCCCAACTAAAGGCGATGCGCGCCGGCAAGTCCGATCTTGCCGACGTAAGCCCCGAGTTGATTTCCGAGTTTGAGCAATGGCGAGCCGCCCGCCTTGAGTCGCCCAAGGTGGCCGAGGCCGCGACCCGTTACCTTGCACACCTCAAAGACCGCAAGGTTCAGGAAACGCGCATCGTCGCATCCGACCTTGCCAAGTTTGCCAAGGCCCACCCTTGCCGGATGAGCGAGGTGACCGCCGACCAGATCCGCGACTACCTTGACCGGCTGCCTGTTGGGCCACGCCGCCACAACAACGTGCGAACGGCGCTGGTCAGCTTTTTCTCCTGGGCGCGCAAGTCGGCTTTGATTCCTGACGGCATGACCGCGCCCGAGCGGACGCACTCAAAGACGCTAGACGCAAAGCCTGTGGCGACTTACGCCCCGAAAGAATTTCGCGCCCTGCTTGCTGCCGCTCCTAGCGAATGGCGACTCGCCCTGGCAATCGGTGGCCTCGCTGGTCTTCGCACTGAGGAGATCCAAGGCTTAAGGTGGGAGGACATCAAGCTCGGCAGGAAGCACATCGAAGTGCGACCTGAGATTTGCAAAACCAAACGCCGCCGGCTGGTTCCTATTCTTCCCGCACTGGCAACGTGGATACGCAAAAGCGAGCCGCAGCCGGGCGGCATGGTCGCCCCACAGGACCGCATAGACAACCTAGCCAAGCGGCTTCGCAGGAAGGGAGCGGTCTGGGTAAAAAACGGATTGCGCCATTCGTTTGGCTCCTACCGCTGCGCGGCGGTCAAAAGTGCCTCCCAAGTGGCGCTTGAGATGGGCAACTCCGAGGCCATCGTCCGCAAGCATTACCTTGAATTTCAAGAAAGGAAGGCCGCAACCGAGTGGTTCAAAACTGGTTACTTTCCTTGCTCAAATTCTGTAAGTTGTTGATTTGTAAGATGCCGGCGGAGGGGGTCGAATCTACACTCCTAGTGTTTTAGGGTGCAAATTGGTGCTGTCCGACACAGGAACTTGAGAAACTTTGGTGATAACATAGAGTCGGAATAGTGGTTACTTTCTGGTTACTTTCTGGTCTGTAAAGACTCATTGCCACCAAGAACTTTGACATATGCCGCCGCTTCGTGGCGAGCGTAACCCGAAAATTTCGCCGTGGGCTGGCCATTTCATGCACTCATGGCCATGAGGCCGACCCCCGCGCCCTCGCCGCCATGCTTAAAATGCGGCAGTTGTGGAAACCTGATACGGTTCTGCACCTCGGAGACTTCACCGACATGGCCGCACTGCGGTCCTCGGCCAAGCCCGACGATCCTGACCGCGCCGAAAGCATGGCCGACGATTTGCTGGCTGGCCTGTCGTTCCTGCGGGAGTTGGAGCCGACGCACGTCCTAATGGGCAACCACGAGCACCGGCTGGTCGGCCTGGCTCACAGCGGCAACGCCGTGGTCAGCTACGCCGCCGGCAACGTGCTCGGGCGGATCTCCGATGCGGTCAAGGAGATGAAGGCCAAGCTCATCCCCTACGACGGTCTGCGCCCCTCCGCTTGCGTCCAGCTTGGCAACGCACTTTTCCTGCATGGGGTGATGTATAACGTCAGCGCGGCTCGGGACCACGCCGAGGCCCTTGGGATGTCTTGCGTGTTTGGCCACACCCATCGTGTGGCCCAAGAGCAGGGCCGCACTCAGCGCCCGGTGGTCGGCTACAACGTAGGCTGCGGCATCAAGCTGGATGTCGGTTATGCCCAGACCCGCCGGCAGACCCTTGGCTGGGCGCACGGCCTCTGCTGGTTTGAGTATTCGGACGACCTAACCATCGTGCGGCTGGAGACTTTGTCGCCGCACTACCGCCTGCCCTTATGAGTCACAAAAAGTCCGCAACGATTGTGACGCCCGACCCCGACCTTGCGCGCTGGTGCAAAGCACTGGCCGCCGGAACGGTGGTGGCCGAAGTGGTCCCGCCGGGGTGGTTCACTTGCAAGCAACTAGCAAAAGCCCGAGGCCGTAGCGAGTGCAGCACTAGCACCTCTCTGGCGCGGATGGTCGAAGCGGGCCTAGCCGAGAAGCGCAGCTTCACGATAAAGCTGGCCGCTCAGACTCGACCCGTCCCGCACTACCGCTTGCTTTAGCATGAAAAAGGTCGCCAGCACCCCACGCAGGCGCAGCAAGAGGCCAACGCTGCGCTTCAAGCTCGATGGAGAGTGGTGGACGGTCAAGGTTCAGCGGCCACCCAGCAAAGAGCTTTGCGAAGGGATGACAGATTTCCGGCGGCGTGTGGTTTATTTCCACCCCCGCGCCATCGCCGGCAACTTGCTCGGCATCGTCGCGCACGAAGTCGGCCACGCCACCATGCCATGCGTGGACGAGACGCACATCAGGGACCATGAGCGGGTGGTGTCCGTAGTTGCGCGTTGGTTAGCCAATACGTTTTGCGAGGGAAAGATTAGCATTGGCCAGCACAGGCGGGACAAATGACGTTCTGGCCATTGCTTGCCTGCACCGGCCTATATGTGCTGACGGCGGTCGGCTTTCTCCGCGACGGCAACGGGCCGATGGCCGTGGCCTTTGGTGGCTATGCCCTAGCGAATGTCGGCTTCCTTTGGCTGACTTGGCGCTAATGTCGACGCCTTAGACACATCCCGCCAACGTGTCTAAAAATCACAGAAATCTAGACAGATGCTTTTTGTGAAATAGTTCAAGCGTGGCTTGAACTACTGAGCACTTTGTATGCGCTTGGCCAAATACTCCTTGAACCGCGCCAGTTCCTTCGGGTTCAGATCGTCCTTGCGCCCCGGGCTAACAGTTCGGTGGTCGGTAACGTCGGCAAGCGTGAGGCCGTAGCGTTTCATCAGCGGCACAAGGTATTCCGCCATTGAGGCCATCTCGGGCTCGCCCAACTCGCGTTTATTCGTGTCGCCTTCAAAAGCCGCGCCAATGCTCCATGAATTAAGGTCTTTCTTGCCGCGCCATGACGAAACTCCAGCGTGCCAAGTCCGCTCGTCTGCGTCAGCCAGCACCGTCCTGCGCCCATCCTTGGCCACAATGGCGTGATAGCTGACGCGGCTTGCTGGGTCCATGCACCAGGCCACGCTGCCGGCATAGCTTCCTGCCGTATGGTGCAGCACTACGGCTTTTGGCGTGATGTGCCTGCCCGCCGAGACATTTGGCGTGTTAAGCAGCTTTTCTTTGAACCTTGGGCTTGTCGGCTTTGCTGGCTTTGTTGTGCTCGGCGCGGTCGTGGAGGATGCGCTGGATGGCGATGACGATTTCAGCGAGGTCGGTGCTGGGCCAGCGGGAGAGGCCGCGAATAAACGATTTAACCATTGGATCAATTTCACTTTTTAAGGCCAGCTTCAAGCGGCTTTTCTAGTTGCAGGAAAAACTGCTTGGCTTGCACGTTGTAGCCCATGCCAACTTTCATGCCCGCGCAGCCGGTCAGGCAAAGCGCGGCCAGCGCCAACAAGATGGCGCGCATTAGCCTTTACGGAATACGTTGATCAGTCCGACTAGTCCGAGCGCGGCGGCGATGATTGCCTCGTTGTGCGTCTCCGAAAGCTGCCAACCGAGGGCTCCCGCCAAGAGAATGAGTCCGCGCCAAGTAGAGTTCTGTCCGAGTTGTTCAAAGATCTTTTCCATAGACCTCGGCACGGGTGTCAAAGCCTGCCCCGTTTGCTATTCACGAACCGCAAACGCTAAAGCCGCGTGGTGGTCAGCATCCCATCATCATCCACCGACAGCGCGAACTCGGCCCCGTTGGCCGTGCGTAGGGTTACGCTGGTCACGCCATTAGCCAGGACAGCCGACGCGCCCTGTGGGCCAGCCGCGCCGATCTCAAGGACCGTTGTAGAGGGCATCTCAACAACCAAGGTTGCCGTGCTTGCCTCGATGACCAGTTCGGTGGCCATAGTGCTACCTTGTGACGTTGCGGGAAATGGTGGCCACGCCTTGGAGCAAGCGTGTGACGATGCCCGAGCCGCTGACTAGTTCCAGATCGTAGACTCCACGGCCCGAGGTCAGGGCGGCGGTGTCTGTTGCGCTGATGGTCAAGCTGATCGTCCCGGCGGCCCCGCCTAGTGCAATGCGGCTGTTTGCGGTGGTCAATTCAACCAAGGTGCTTGCAGATTCCAGAGTGGCCCGCACTTGCATCCGCGCCGTATATCCCGTGAGGTTTACGGCCACGCCCGACTCCTTGTAGGTGATGACCTGGCTGTAAGTCGCGCCCTGCTCGATGAGAATGTCGTAGGTCGTGGCGGCCATGTTATTTCTTGCGTTGGTAGTCGCGCCAGACGGACAGCAGCGTTATCACGCCGATGGCCAGACCGAGCATCAATCCACCGATCCGCAGATATAGTTCAAATTGGGCCATGAAGCTGACGGCCACTGATCCAGTAGTCGCCAGCGTGCCAAGCGCCCCACGTTCAACGGTGGACAAGTGTTGATCCAAGACGCTCATGGCATTGCGTCTATTGCTGCCCATGCGGCGAGCAGACCGTCCCGCAATTCGGCGGGCAGCGCTTCGCTTGAGTAAACAACGCTGCGCGATCCGGCGGCAGCGTGGGCGGTTACGGCTGCGGACAGTTTGGCGCGGGTGCTGGTGGCGTTGCCTTCCTCGTCCAGTTCACTATGCGTGCCTTCTGGCTCGATGAATACTTGGCCCACGCTCTCGCCTTCGGCCAGTTGAGATTGCAGCCACGCGAGCAAAGTCTGCGCTGTTGTGGCGAGGTCGCCGTCGAGCGGCACGTTGGTTGTGGTGGCGTATGCGCCCGCGTTGGAGTAGCGGGTCAAGCTGTCGTTGGAGAGGAGCAGTTTCATTGTTCGTATTTGAGGTAACCAACCCGATAGCCAATGCGAACCTGAGCTGCTGGCGCAGCGTTTGTGGCTGCTGCGGCCTCAATGGCTAAACTGCGACCACCAAAAGTTGACGCACCCCACGCCACGTTTGTTTGGAACGATGGTGTTGATCCAAGCCGTGAATTTAGGCCGTTGTTGATCCAAAACTTGATGTCGCCGTTGGTTTCTTGCCGAAGTCGCAGCGTGAAAACTGAAGACGTCCATTGTGAAAAAGCGGTAGACATATTGGAGATGGCAACGGCTGTGCCAGTGTTGTAGTTGGTCGTATACCAAAATGGTTGATAGACGTAGTTGGTCCCGTTGTAGAAAAAGTTTACGCCCCAGCCTCTGGAAGATAGCGCATCTGATCCCGCAGGAGGCGGGGTGCGGCTTGGTGTGCCAACGCCTACAGCAACACGCAAAACATAGTTTTGGTTTGTTTCCATGCGAAGAATAACCCCCTTTAATGCCAAATCTAAAACCTTGTCCGATGGCACAGAACTCCCGCTAAAGTCTTTGTGCGTCCAAAAGCTATCGGCAAAATAAGCACCAGCCATTGTGTTTGTGTTCGTGGTTATTAGTGCTACATTGCCAGCGGTCAGATGTGCCTGAGCAAGGGCTCCCGTGCCGCTCAGTATAAAGCCACCCGGAAAAACCAGATCGCCTGAAGCGTCATCCGTCTGAGCCGCATACAGAAGCCCCCGCGTCATCAAACTTGACGCGCTGTCTGCCGTGGTCGCGTTCGGCATCGTGTTGTTGACGCCGTTGAGGGTCGCGTTGCCGGTGGCGGTGAGCGTTCCGCTTGCTGTGACGTTGGAGAAGGTGACGTTGTTGGTTGCGCCGAGGCCTAGGTTGGTGCGGGTCGTCGAGGCGGTGTTTGTTCCAAAAAATGTTAGTGGTTTGTTGAATTGTGCTTCAGTCGCGGACCACTCCAAAACATAGTTTGTGCCAAATGTTAGGGCAAAATTTTCAAGGTCCAGAGCCCTTGTTCCAGAAGAGTCCTTGATCGACGATGCAGTAACACTGCCAAACGTCACATCGTTGGCCGCGCCAAGGCCGATTGCCGTAGCAGCCGCCGCAGCATTGGTCGCCGTAAAGACCGCATTGCCCACCGTGGTCCCGCCGAGGTTGGTGCGGGTGGCTGCCCGGGCGTTGGTGGCGAAACCAACCGAGTTTGTAAACGTCACATTGGTTGCCGCAACAATGTTGCCGTTTGTTGTGTTGTAGCCCAGCGACTTGATCGTCTGCCCTGCGGCTGGTGCGGCAGCCAGGGCGGCGGCGAGGAGGATTAGGAGGCGAAGTTTCATTGGGCTTTCAGTTTGCGGGAGTGTCAAGGGGTCTTGGTCGCGGAGAGGACGCCGTCGGGGTCGATGGAAATGATCCACTGGTTAGAGCCTGAGTCTAGGAGGGCGAAGCTCGAGGAGCCGACCGGCACGGGCGCCGGGGAGGCCGAGGAAATGACGTCCGCACTTAAGGTCACGCCTTTCTGGTAGGTCTGCCGGCGGCCGGCGGCCGAGACTTCGATTTCCATTTTGACTCCCGTCGTTCCCGCGGCGACCAGGGCGGCGACTTCGGCCGTGGAGAAATTCACGTTGGCCGACAGGCCGTAGGCTCCGAGCAGGGTCGAGCCGACGATCGTCACGTTGTCGTAGTCGCGGTTAGCTGATCCGTTGGCGTAGGTCAGGATGTATTCTTGGCCGGCCGTGCCGGTGACGAGGATCTGCGCGGCACTGTCGACAGTTAGGCCAGCCGAAACGAATGCGGACTCCACCTCAGCTGCCGAAGCATTGTAGGCCAACTGACCAGTCGTGGTGGCCGACAAGGTAACCGTGCCACCGCCGGAGGTGACTGAGGCGGTCAGACCTGTGGTGGCGCTGGCCACGCTGGCCAGGGAGAAGGTGTCCTTGCTGTTGCGGATGACAAAATAGCTAGACCCGTTTGCGACCGCGGAAGCCGTAAAGGAAAACGCGCTTAGGCTAACGCTTTGGCCGCTGTAAAGCCCGTGGTCGGCCGCGGTGAAGACGTTGGCCGAGACGCTAGAGACGGTCACGTTGCGGCTGGGGAGTTGCAGGGCGAAGCCGCCGGAGACGGGCTTGGGAGACAGGGTGATCCGTTGCTGCTCGTTGGACCCGCTGCCGCCGGTGACTAGAGAAGTGATGGTTGCGGTGACCGCGCTGGCAATGGTCGACCAGGTTAACTGCAAGGCGGCTGGCGTGGTCGTGCCAACGGCAAACTTGACGGTGTTCGACGAGTAGTCCAGGTAGCGGTAGGGCGTGGTGCCATCGCCGGTTGGCTCGAGGAAGTAGAGCTCAATGGACTCCACGTCTTCGTCAAAGAAGATCGGGTCCGCGGCGGCCAAGGTGCTGTCGGCCGAACTGACCAGGGTGCGGCTCTGGGTGTCGAGGTAGAACTTGCGGGCCTGCATTACAGTGCCCCGCCCATGTCAAAGCCTAGGCGCTCAGATCCTCGAGGCGCTCGGCGAAAAATCGGTATTGCACCGGCAGTCCGTTTTCGCAGACGTCGAAGATGCGCTGGCCGCGGAAGCGGAAGCCGCCGTCGGATAGGCGCTCGATCGTATAGGGAGCATTGTTCCCGTCGGTCGGCAGCGGGTAGCACAGGCCAAAGTTGTGGTCGAGGTCGCTGGCCTTGAGTGCGTAGGGCGGCCGCTTGACGGCATCGTCGCCCGAGCCCCCGGCAAGCATATCGCGGAATTTCTTGAGCATTACTCGTAGACAAATTGGGAGGTCTTGGTGAGGCGAACAATGCCCGCTCGCTCCTCGGAGCTTTCGGTGGTCAGTACCCGGGGCCGAGCGGCAATCCCGCTCGAGGTGAGCGGCGGCGAGTCGTAGCGCCCGCTCTCTCCGCGGCGGGAGATAAATCCCGTCCCGCTAATATTCCAAGTGTTGACCGCTTTCGGGACCGGCACGGTGAGCGCAAAGGTCTGGCCGGTGGTCAGCACCGTGCTGGCCGAGTAGGATTCCGCCTGGTAGTCGAACGAGAAGATGACGTTGACGGACCCAACAGAGGCCGACTTGCTAAAGCCCCGCGGCGAGACGTCCCGCTTGAGCTCCACGATGGGAGGGTTCAGGGCGCCGACCACGCCGAGGCGTAGATAGGTCAGGCCGTTGCGCTTTTCTAGGTTTCGGGTCTCAATGAAAAGCCCCTGCAAAACTACGTCGCGCAGACCACTGAAGAAGGAGGTGCTGATCGGGGTGCCGATACTTAGGCTGGCCGTGCTCAGTAGGGTCGTGGACGGCGCCACTAAGAACACGGCAGAGCCGGTGACCAAGCCGTCGGCGCCGATGGACGCACTGGTCTCGACGGGCCGCTCGAGGTTGGGAAACCCCTGTTTGAAAATGACGGTGGCGGGCATGGCTTAGGCGACAAGGATCGGACGTTCTTGGATCTTCTTGAAAATTTCCTTGAGGGTGGCTTCGGTGGCTGGCTCGGTGCTGGCTGCTCGGCCGCCCCCTCCTCCACCGCCACCAGTGTCAGCTTCTTCTTTGGCCCGCTCGGTCTCGGTCTTTGCCTGTTCCTTGGCAAAGCGGTCCAAGGCGTCGCGCGTGCTTTCGCCGAGCTTGCGGTCGATGCCCATTTTGCTCATGGCGTCCTTGGTAGTCATGCCGCTCTTGAGGGCATCACGTATAAAGTTGCGGGCGGCGTCCCCCGCGTTGCGGGCGCCGAAAAACTGGTCGCGGGTCTGCTTGGTTAGCTCGCTCATCGCGCGATTCTGCATTCGGTTCTCGTTGCGGATCTGGGCTGCGGCAGCCGAGCGAAACATCCCGCTTTCCTCCAGCTGGGCGGCGCGGGGGGCGTAGCGCTCTTGCTCTGCTTGCAGGCGCATGAGCGCGGTGCGGGCATCGACGTCGCCGCCGCGAGACATGTCCTGCAGGCGATCAAGGGTGGATCTGTTTACCCCGCCAGAACTAAACCCGCCGCCGCTTGAGCCCCCGCCTTGTTTGCCGTCTTGGGCCGCACGTTCGGCGGCTTTGAGTGCGGCAAAATTTTCGGCGTCTTCAGTGCTGCCTGTCTTTTCAAAGGCTGCATTAAAGTCGGCCTGTTTTAATAACGATTTTTCAAGCTCTTTGTTGCCGGTGAGCCTGGCCTCCATGAGCGCAACTTCGGCGCGAATGTCCCGGATAGCACCTTGGCGCTGCGCCTCTTGGCGGGCAAGTTGATCGGCCTGCTTGGCGAGCTCGTCCGTCTTTTCTTTCTCAAGGCCTAGACTGCTGTCGAGTGTTTCTTCAGAAATGGAAATCTGCTGATTTATGTCGCGTGTTTTGGCAAGGATCTGCTCGGTGCGTTCAACAATTAAAGCGGCGTTTTTTTCAGCATTGATGCCGAAGGCGCCTTCGCGGGTAAGTTGGTTTATAGCGTTCGCGCGGGCTTCGATTTCTTCCATCTCTTTGATGGTCTTGCCCGTTTGCAGCACTTCCCACAGCGGCCTGACATTGCCGGTGAGCGCCAACTGAGTCGTGGCGACAGCGAGTTGTAACAGTTTTTTGGTGTCCAGCGTGCCAATGGTTGAACCGAGCCTCTCCATTGAATCGGTAAACACCTGGATTCCGCCAACAGCCGAAACGGTTAACTGATTTTTCCACTTGTCCAGCATGTCGCCAGCCTCGGCCAGCCGTTTTGTTATTTCGCTGCTGGCAACCGCAACGCCGCTCATGCGCTCGCGTAGTTCTTCCAAGTTAGAAATCAGCGGAATAAGATTTGCGCCGGCGCGGGCGCCCATGATTTCAATAATGGCCGCAGTCTTGTCGGCGTTTCCGCCGGCTTTGGCGTAGGCCTCGGCAATCATTACAACCTTTTCGGCTAAGTCCGCGTCCGCAAAGCTCTTTGCGCTGATGCCGGCTCGGCCAAACGTCTCTGCCGCCTTGCCGCCTTCGCGTGCCGCTGTGGTCGCGGCAATGCCGGCCTTGGTCATGGCGTTGGCCACTGCCTCAATGTCTGTCCCGGCCAACTGGGCTGCGTAGCCCACGCGCTGAATGCTTTCGGCGTTGGTGCCGAAGCGGATGGCCAAGTCATCAATGCGGCCAAATTGATCGAGTAGCTTGTTAAGGCCGGCGACCATGGCTCCGCCGACTAGCATGTTCCCCACCCCGGCAAACGCCGTCTTGATTCCGGCCGCGGTGGATTTGGCCACCGTGTCCACCTGCCGCATGCCGCTTTGGAATTGGGCGGTGTTGGCCGAGACGTTAAATTTGATGGAGGAATCCACGGCTAGAAGAGGGTGTCAAGAATACCGTCCGAGGTTTGGGTAGCGGTCAAAGACGCTGGCAATGACTCCTTTGGCGGCCAGTTCCACTGACTTTTTGAAGTAGTTGGCTCGGGCATTGAGCGCGGTGCGGAACGCTAGGCCGGCGCGGGCATGTGGGTTGGTTTTGGTCAGTCCATTTACAAAGGCAATTTCATAGTGCGGCCCGCTCCCCTTTTCCGAAGTTGCGACCATTCCCTTTAAGTCACCGCGCTTGGCGTGCCTGGCATTACGAACATAGCCCGGGGCCTTGGCGTTGAGACGCAACTGGTCGGAAATGTGCAGCCACATCTTGGCCGCCAATCCCCTAGCCCCAAGGCGCTCGCGGAGTTGCCGCTCGCGCTTCTCTTGCATTTCGCGCCATACCCAATTTGGGTAGAACTTGGGCTGTTTGCTACCAGGTAAATAATAGATGAGCGGACTGCGCGTCCTTCGCTCGTTCGCTCGAGTGATCAACCGCTGACGGGCTGACTCGCTGTAAGTTTTTCCCGTGTAAGACTCTGGGCCTCGGTAGTCGTCGGTATCTAAAACCATGCCTGGACGCTTGCGCGCGTTTTCGCGGATGGTCTTGACGCTCGCCTTCTTAGTGCCGCGCACCGCAGAGGTTAAGATTGCGCCAAGCTCGTGACGCATGACGGCTTCAAAATGGCGGCCGCTCATGCTGCCAAGCTGTTGCACGGCTTGAGAGAACCGTTGCATGGCTTTTTGATCTGGGGTGACTTGGGCCGGCATCCTATAGCGTGCGGGCTGTCAGCGCATCAGCCAGCAAGGCATCGATGTCCCTGCCGCCTTGTTCTCCGCTGTCGATCCACCGCGGCGTGCGGCCGCTGGTCAGTTCGTCCCATACGATGAGTTGGTTGAGCGCGGCCAAGGGCAAATGCCACATGGCTTGCTCGAGGGTGATGCCGTATTTGCTGACTCGGGCGGCGAGGCAAAGCTGCCAAGCCGGACGAGCCCTTAGACTTTTGGGCCGTCGCCCTCGGCTCCACCGCCCACGCTTTGCGTGATGGTGGCGGCCACCCGCTCGATCTGGCCGGTAATCCAAGGGGTAAAGGCAAACAGGTCGGCCGGCGCCCGGTGATCCATCCACTCGTAGATGTCTCCGCGGAGGTCATCGATGGTGGCGATGCGGCGGCGGATGTCGCTGATCGGGAGGCTGTGGAGATAGATGAACGAGTGCACCGCGAAGGCGTAGTCGCCGTCTTGCTCGCCGGTCACAAAGCTGTTCTTTAGCCGAGACAGCAAGCTCCAGGTCGCGGCCGTGACGGGCCGCAGGGTGATGCCGTTGATTTGTTCTTCGCCACCAAGGGCCGAGGCCTCGAGGAGCGCTTCTCTTTTTTCTGGGTCAATATCCATATCGACCCGCGGGAAGTGTCAATCAGCTTGGGAAGCCGCGCAGCTGGGCGCCGGTCACGCTGTCGTAGATCGGGCCGCCGCCATCATTGGGGTCGTAAGCAAAAAAACTGTGCGGTTCAATTTTGGCGTCGCAAAAATAAGTGGCGCCTCCCAAGTCGGGTCGAAACCGGATAAGGTTGATCGGTGAGGTAAACTCCTCGTCAAACATAGAGAACGTAAAGGTTCCCACCTCCGTAAGGTTGGGTCCGGCGGTGACGGTATTTCCCAAGAAGCCACCGCTTAAAACGGTGTTCATTTCAAAAGAAGAGCCAAAAATCCAAAGCCCCCCCTGGTTGTTTTGCAAAATTTGCACTGGGTTGTCGCCCGGCAAATTAGAAAAATCAAATCGAAAACTGCCCGAAGGCGTTGATTGAAAGCCGGTGTAGGTCGTTTCCGCCCCTCCCTGCTTGTCGCAAACCAAATTTTTTTCTGTTCCGACAAAAGCGCCCGATCTCTCGAAAAACTCTGGATCGTCAATAACAGTCTCGCCGCGTTCTACAATATAAGAAGCGTGCAATTCACCATGACTAAAGGTTTCTCCATCCTCTGTAACTTGGCCTGTGTAGTTTATGGTGAAGCGCCAGGACTTGACGCGCCACCACGCTGCCAAAGCTAGGCGCAGCGGGAGACTTGTCTTGCCGGCCTCTGCTTCGACCGTTAACGGGCACCATGGAAACAGCCCAAGATGTCGCACGGTCGCCATGGCTCTTGCTGCCTGTCAAAAAAACAGGGCGGAGCCGGAGCCCCGCCCTGCAACTACACACACCCACACAAAGTCACATGACCATCTGCGCCACTTGGCGCTTGGTGCCGGGGGAAAGTTTTTCGTCGGCCAGCATGATGCCGCCGTTGGGCAAGTTGACCATGACCAGGCGTCGGCATTTGTTGTGGCCGAGGTCTAAGAGGATCTCGCGGTTGTAAAGTCCAGCACGGGCGCCAGGGAGGTCGGGCAGTTCGCCGCGCAGTTCCTCGCACGCTTCTTGGCCGTCAAGAATAGCCTGGACGATGCGAGCGGTCGGCACGCCGTTGGCGCCGTCGAGCTCGAACCAGTAGTGCCAGGTCTCGCGGCCTTTCTGAACGACGCGGGAGATGGGGTCTTGCTGTCGCGGCTTGGCCCCCACCGTGCAAAGGGTGGCGGCAACTTTCGTATCTGTCGTGGCGTAATAACCTGCTTGCATAATCTCTGCTCTCTAAGCGCCCATTGGGCGCGCTGGCTTTAGAAGCCGTGGTTGCTCGCGCCGATGGTGACTTGCTGGAAGTCGTTCGGGGCGCGGTTGATGGCCACGGAATCTACAAAGAAGGTGCCGGTGACGCCGCCAAGGCTGGCGGTGGCGTTGGCCAAAGTGATCGAGGCGCCGATGGTCGGCGTGGTCGACTTGAGATAGCCGCTCATGTTGGCGACAGACTTTTTACCGTGGAAAGCAACGGCCACATGATCGCCGTCCTCATCGACCACGATGGTCTTGTCCGAGTCGGAGGTCTGCGAAAAAGAAGTGAACACGGCAACGGTCTCGGCCGAGCCGCCAAAGGTGATTGAGGTGAGTCCGACGATTGTAGCTGGCATGATAACCATGGCCGCTTGTCAACTTGGCGGGCGATTAGGGCAGGCGGTAGAGGCCGACGCGCTGGCCTTGCTCCTGCTCGTAGCCCTCAAAGACAGCGTCTTTGACCAGGGCGGCGGTGTCCTTGTCAGCCAGGCACTCGGGCCAGCCGGTCAGGCGCAGCCGGCCGTCAAGCGGTCGGGTAGGCTTCGTTAGCCCAACAGCGGATGTTGAGGCTTCGGCGGAAACTTCGGGTTTCGTTTTCATAAGAGACAGGGTCGAATTCCACGGCCCAGACTTTGACGATGTCTTCGGCGTTGAGGTCGGTGACGAACTGGTCGGCGTCGGCTAGGTCGGACAGGGTCTTCCAAAGCGACTTAAAGCCGGCGGCTCCGTCATCGTCATCGTCTGGGTCAGGGACAAAGCGTTCGTCCCGTTCGGCCTCCGGCGTGAGGTCGGCGGCCGTGACCAAGGAGATAGTCAGGCGGCAGTTCCAGGTCTGCATCCCGCGGACCACCTCCTCGAGCTTCTCGGCGCGGACTGTGATCTGCGGCAGGGTGTCCTCGTCACTCTCATCGGCGCTGACGATGCGGACGTCATCAAGGGCCGCGGCGTTTTCAAGGACGGCAACGGTGGCCCGCTCGAGGGACTCTTCGATGGAATAGACGGTGCTCATCGTTGCTCGGGGGATTGTAGGGTCAGGTCGATGGAGGCAACATCGGTGTCGATGCCGACGATGCGGTAGCGGCGGTTGGCATACTTGACGATGCCGCCCATGCGAAAGTCGGGAGCGCCGTCCTTGAGCACCGTGGCGGTCAAGCCCCGGGAGGGCTCAAAGCCGCCGTCGCCCAGCTGGTTGGCGTAGGTTTCCTCGCCGACCACGGCCGAGTAGGTGCGCTCGCGGTATTCGATCTGGTCATCGATCGTGGCGATGCCCTCGGTGCAGCCGGCGGTGTAAGCCTGGGCAAATTGACTCATGCGCTGGGGGCGGTGTCAGCCTGCGGCACGAGGTCGGGATTGCGGCGGCGGAAGATGGCCTCCCCCACCTTGTAGGCATCAGATGAGTTCTCCATGGCGTAGGTATCGTCCGACGGCACGGCCGGATTCCAGAAGGGGTGCTCGTGCTTGAAGACCAAGTCGGAGGCAACGAGCAAGCCGCTTTTCTCGGCGCGCATACTGAACTCGGTGTCCGAGAAGATGCCCGGATAGTCGGGGGCCAAGATGTTTTGCTGGCCGTAGCCGAGCTTGGCAAAGGTTGGCCGGGTCACGCAAAAGGTGACCATGAGCCGGTCGTTGCGGTAGCCGTCTCGGATTTGCAGGATGGCCGGCTGGTCGGCGTCGACGTGGGAGGCCAGCGCCTGGGTGACTTGCTTGTCCCAGTGCAGGGGCGGGAAGACGTCATCCTGAGCGGTGATGATGATCTTGCCCGTGGCCGCATTGGTCGCGGCGTTGTAATTCTGGACGGCGGTCCCGCCTGGGCGCTCGAGGTGGCCCGCCGGGCTGACGGCGTGGCGGAAGCGGGAGAGCAAATCGACGGACTCTTCATCGTCAGCCGAAAAGCCAAAGATGTACTCAATGCGTTCGGGATCGGCGGCAGAATCAAGCCAGCGTTTGCGGGTGGCGGCGGCCTGTTGGGCGCGGCCCCGGGTAGGGTGGCAAATGGAAATGGGATATTTGTGGGCGGCGATGCGCGCGGTTTCGATCTGGTCGGCCTTCTCTTTCTGCCCGGCCATGCGGAGCCATTGGGTCCAGAGGGTCTCCCCTGCCCATCCGTAGAGGCCGTCGCGGTGGGTCCATTGTTTCTCGATCGGCCGGGGCAGGGCCATCATGCTGCGGAGGTAGGCTTCGGCCGTCACCATGTCGCCCAGGTCGAGGTGCATGGCGCCGAGCAGGGCCAAGGCTTCTCGGCGGTTGGGTTGCGTGCGGTAGGCCGAATGCAGGGCCGTGAGCATGGCTTTGTATTCGGCCGAGCCGGTCTCAAGGATCGGAGGGCGCGCCAGTTCGCAAATGTTAAGGCAAAGCTCGTAGCGTTCGGTCGGCTGGAGGCTGGGGCTGGCTAGGGCTTGTTTAGCCAGGGCCATGGCTTCGGTCTTGCGGCCGGCGCCCATGTATTCGCCATGGAGATGGTAGAGTTCACTTAAGCTGCGGTCGGCCTCGGGGATGCTCTCGAGGATGGTCAGGTTGCGGTTGCTCCCCTGCTTGGGTTCATCGTCGGGCAGATGCACGACAACCGGGGCGTCACAGCGGGCAATGCGGGCCTCTGGGACGAGTTGAAAGTTCTCGTGGATGCGGTTGACCCACTTGCCCTGGTCACGCCGCACGAGGCGCTCGCGGATGTTGTGGGCGATGCCGCGGCCGGCCACGTCATGGTAGAGGGCGAAGGCATCGAAGTCGGGACCAAACTTAGTCAGAAGCTCGTGCAGGCCGCTGGAGAAGTCGGGGCCGGCGGTATCGTCGGCGTCGACCCACAGCGCCCAGGGCTTAGTGGCGAGGTCAAAGGACCGCTGGCGGGCTGCGCCAAAGTCATCGACGTGTGGCCACTCGTTGCCCGGAGCGTTGGCATAGACGTCGTAGGTCGCGCCGTGCTTCTGGCAAACCTCGGCAATCTTGATGCTCTTGGCTTCGGCCCCGGTGGCATGGACTACCACCATCTCGCTAACGGCTGGGGCAAATTCGGTAAGGCAACGGTCCAGCCGTTTGGGTTCGTTGCCGACGATTACACAAAGCGCGATCTGCTCGCGCGGGCTTGGGTTCTCCATCTCTGGGCGGTGAAGCTTTGTCAACAAAACGAAAACCCCCGGCGTTGGCCGGGGGCTTCGTATTTGATTTGGAGACTAGACTTACGCTCCGAGGCCGAGCTTCGCGGCGCCGGTGATGGCGCGGGAGGCTCCGAACACGCACTCGAAAGAAACGAAGTGCTTGCCGCTCGAAGGGTTGTAATGCCGGCGATAGCCGAGGGTCAGGCCGCTCATGGGCTCGGTGACCACCGTGGCCGCCAGGTATTCGCTGGGGGCTTGGGGCTCGAGGGCGCGGACGGCGATGGCTGCGGCCGAGGGATGAACCGCCAGGGCCGACAGCGTGATGCTGTTGGTCGGGAGGATCATGCTCTCGTAGACGTTCATGCCGAGGACGCGGGGAACGCGGCCTTCGCTGATGACGTCACGGGCGCCGAAGGCAGAAGCATCCAACAGGCCGGACTGCGACAGAAGGCTGTCGTAGAGGGTCGTGTTGAGGATAAGCGCGCGGTCGCTGATTGGAGCCTTCTCGTCGGAGAGCGCCTTGCGGAGGCTGCGGGCGTTCGTGATGGTGAACGCGGACAGGTTGGTCAAGGTCGCGCTGAACTGCGCGGCGCTGGAGGCCGTGGTGACGAAGAGGTTGTAGAACGAAGTCAGCACCGACTGAGCCAGGGCGCGGCCCTGCTGGGTGGCGAACTTGGTCACTTCGGCCACTGAAGACTTGCTGTATTCGGTGTCCGAGATGGAGACGGTAACGATCTTGTGGGTGTCCACGCTGATCGTGACCTTGTTCATCGTGCCGCCGTCGACTTCGTATGAGTCGTTAAATGTGGTCGCGGTGAGGTTAGCAATGAGCGGAACTTCGACCGAAGCGCCCCGGCGCACGACTTCGTTGGAGTACGAGGTCGTGAAAACGGAGAGCGGCTCGAGGTCCGCGGTGAAGGCTTCAAGCGCCGCTTGGGCGATGAGCTTGTCGTTGAGGCTGGAGTTGATGGTTGCCATAAAATTAGTAAACGGAGGCGAGGATTTCGCGCTTGTTGTTGCGGTAGAACTCGACGGCTTCGGCGCCGTTGAGACTATTGAAAATTTGTGCGGGGCTCAGTTCCGGCTCGGAAGGCACCACAGTTGCGGCGTCGATTCCGACAGAAGCGACAATCGCGGCGGCTTGCTCGCCAGCGCTTTTGGAGGCGGCGGTCAGAGCGGCGATCTCGTCATCCTTGCCCGCGGACTCGGCGGTGAGGCGGTCGACTTCAGCCTTGAGGGCTTCGATCTCCTTGGCGATGTCCTCGCTGGCCTGAGCCTGCTCGGCGTTCTTGGCGTCAAGGTCGGCCTGGAGGGCGTCAACCTTGGCTTGCAGTTCGGCGTTCATTGCTTCCGAGGAGTTGTCAACGGCGACCTCGTCAATGACGGGTGCTTCGACCGGCGCGACCTCTTCGGCGGCGACCTCTTCGGCGAGGATGGTTTTGGATTTACGAGCCATAGAATGGGAAAAGGTGTCAAAGCGCGCGCGGGCAATGGCCGGGCTAAGAGAGGCCGCGGCCTCGATGCCGTCTTCGATCTCGTCGGCAAAGCCCATGGCCACGCTTTGGGTGGCGTTGAGCCAGGTCTCTTCGTCCATCATCGCGGCAATGTCCTCGGCCTCCATGCCTGTCTTGCGGGCATAGGCGTTGACCAAAGTGTTCTTGAGTTTGTCGAGCACGTCGGCCTCTTTGCGAAGATCGTCGGCGTCGCCCATGGTCATCGACCAGGGGTTGTGGATCATCAGCATGGCGTTGTCGGCGATGTAAACTTCCTCACCGGCCATGGCGATGACCGAGGCCATCGACGCTGCAAGTCCATCAACGTGAACGGTTAAACCGCCTTTGTGACGTCGCAGGGCATTGTAAATGGCAGCGCCTTCGATGACCGAGCCTCCGACGGAATTGATGCGGAGGTGAATGTGCTGGCCTTTGAGCTTTTTGACTTCGGCCATGAAGTCTTTCGCGGTGACTCCGCCAAAGCCGATCTCGTCGTAAATAGAAACTTCGACTTCGGCTTCGCCGTCCGAGGCTTTGTGAATTGCATACCAGTTGGACTTTGAGGCCATGCCCTCGGCCTCGTTGTCAAGTTCCTCGCTTTTGCGGTTGGCCCACGACTGACCGGCGTCCGCACCCCACAGTGCCCATGCGATGCGGCCCGCGCTTGGATAGCCATCTTCCCCGGGGCGGAAGCCCTCGGCCTCTTTGTCCACCTCGTGCCGGGCGAAGTAAGACTTCATGCGGCGGACGGTGTCGGGCGAAAGGTTCTTGCGGTTTTTGATGTCGCGGGCGCGGGCTACGCCGACTTCAGTGCCGCCGCGATTATATTCTTCGCGCCAGGCAAGGCCGCGCTCGGCCTCCTCGGCCATGAGCTCGGTCGGCTGAAGGTCAACGGCCATCGGGCACAGGCGGCGCGGTGACTGGCGCAGGGTTCGGATTAAAGGTGGCGATGCTGTCGGCGCTGATGCCAAACTCCGCGGCCAGTTCGGCCAGATACTTGGCTTCGGTCGCGCGTTGGCGTAGCTGGTCTTTCCACTCAAGGCCGCGCTCGCTGTAGTCTTCCGAATAGGTGCGGAGGCCGGAGCGGACGTCGTTCAAGTTGGCGGCGGCCTCGCGGCCGTAGTCCACGGAGGCGGCTGCCGGACGCTGCCACTCGACCTTAAACCAGTTGTCGTTCTGCGGAATGAGGCCGCGCTGCATCCCGATCGTGATGACGTGCGCCCACACACGGGAGCAAAGGCGGTCGATCAAAAGGGCTTGGCGTTGCTCGAAGGTGCGTTGCGCGCGGACCAAGACGGCGCGAAGGGCGGCCCCGCCGGCCTCGGCTGGGCGGGCGGCAAACTCCCAAGGCACGCCAAGGTTAAGGCAGACTTCGCGCAGAAGGACGTCACAAAACTCGCGGAAGTTTTGGCTTGGGCGGTTGCTTGTCCATGAGATCAGGTCTTCGCCCATGCCGAGGCGCGGGATGGCGCCGCCGGCGTTGCCGAGGCTTTCTACGGTGACCTCGCTGTTGTCTTGGGCGTTGACGCTGGCGGTGGACTCGCCGAAGAAGTCGGCGCCTTGGGGGTTGCTGCTCTTGATGGCCAGGGCGATGTAAGAGGAAATCTTGATGGCCATCTTCTCAAAGCCGACCGCGTCGCCCACGTCTCGAAGGTGGTTAATCGATGGGGCAAGCGGCGTGACGTAGCGGAGCTCGTCGCCCTGGCTGGCCTCGCCGACGTGGATGAGTTGCTGGGCAGGGATGTCCTCGAAGCGGGACGATGGGTCGATGCCGTCGCCCATGAGGTAACGATAGAAAATGGGGCGCAGCTGCGGATTGACCACCACGCCGTCGATGATGTTCTGGCCGCCTTCCCGGGCCGTCGGGTTGGACGGCTCGTAGATCGAGGAGCGGGCGTCGCCGATGCGGTGGGCCAAGATGAGTTGCAGGGCGGGATAGCCGGTGGTCTGCGCGGTGGCGCGGAAGAAGACCTCGCCGTCGCGGTCGATGGCGATGCTGGCGATGCGCTGCATTTCCCGCCAGGTGTAGCGGCCTTGGACGTCGGCTACGCGGGACCACTGCTCGAAGAAAGTCTCAGCGGCCAAGTCCCACGCTTCATCGCCCGAGCGGGCTTGCGGACGGATTCCGCTGCCGACCGAGTAGCGGGCTTTCTCGTTGACGAGGCCGCGGAGAAAGGGGGCGTTATTGTATAGCCAGCGGGAGAGCTTCATCAGCCGCTCACGGTCGGCGCCGGATACGTCGATGTGCGAATCGACCGCGGTGGCGTTGTATGGAAAGCGGCGCTGGATGGACGGCCGGGCGGCGTCGTAGCTCTGGGCCTTCGGGTTGAAGGCACGGGTCACAAGTTTCCAGCGGTCGGCTAATTTCATGAAAGCGGGTAGTTGAAAGCCATGATGGCGGTCTTGCTGGTCTTCCTTGTCAGCCAGAGCTCGAGGTCGGCGTCCGACAGGCTGCGGATCTGGTTCCAGGCGTAGAAAGCCAACTCGGCCACAGTGCCAGCGGTCTGGTCAGGGGGCAGGCTGTAGCTGTAAGACTTGCCGCCCATCGAGGCGCTGACCAAGACGCGGCCGCCTTCCTTCTGAACCGTGAAGTTATTAGCCGCGATAGTCTCTAGGGCCGCGATAGTTTTTGTGGCGTCTTTGCTGTTGGAGACCCAAACACTAAAAACAAAGGAGCGTGGCGACATTGCTCACGCGATGGGTTGTCAATCGGTGGGCGCGGCCGCGACGGGCTTGATGATGTTGCCGTATTCGGCCAGGGCTAGGATCATCAGTTCTGCATCGAGCATGTGGTTGGGTCGGCGGCCGATCTGTTTCCAGAGGTAGGTCTCGCGGCCGGTCAGGGGTGAGCGACGCATGACTTTGCGGTGGGCATCGAGGTGGGCTTTGTATTCTTCGCTCGCGTCAGAAGCCACGGTCCACGCCGGGCCTTGGCCTCCGCGGAGCCACTCGAGGACGTCCTGCGCGGCCGGCGAACTGAAGAGCATGAGGAACCAGCCGCGGCGGTAGGGCTTGATGACGGAAATGGCTTTGCGGAGGGATTTGCCGAATTTGACGCCGTAGCCTTCGAGGCGGTCTTCGCCTTTGGCCGGGATGTATCGGTTGCGAACGCACACATCGAGGACTTCGTCGGTGCGGAAGCCGCTGTCGACCACGACCAGCTTGGCCATCATGCCGCCAATGTTGCGCTGAGTGTCGAGGCCGAGCTCGGTGACTTTGAACTCGAGGTCGGCCCAGGTGGTGAGGCGGCCTTCGTCAATGAGTTTGCTGCTGCCGTCTTTGGCAAACGAACGGCAAACGAAATAGAAGCAGTCCTGTTGCACGTCGACGGCCATGATGCGGGCCGTGCCTTCCTCGACCGGCGGGCGCAGGGTGTATTCGCCGACGGTAAGCGGCCGGCTCTCGGTGGTCATGGCCTCCTCCCAGGGCTCGGCCAGGATGCTGTTGACGAAATCCTGCAAGCCCATGAGGGATTGCTTGTCTTGGAGGAATTTGACGGCCAAGGCGCCAAAGGACCGGCGCACTGAGTAGAGCGCGGAAAGATGATAGCTGCGATGCCCGGGGAGAGCGCCGAGGTTTTCCGCGCGCCATTCGCCTTCGCGGAGCATTTTGGTTTTGAGCGCGTCGGTCAGGTGTCCGGCGCAGTGCGGGCACTCTAGGCGGGCGGTCTCGCGGACGCGCTTTAGATCCCATCGGTTGTCGTCGATCTTGGCATCTTCGTCCCACTTCATCATTGGCCAGTTGAGCAGGGTCATTGCTTGGCAATGTGGGCACGGCACCCAGAAGCGGCGCTGGTCGCCCTCGAGCCAGGCTTTCCAGATCGAACCTTCCTGCGTGGTCGGCGTGCTGGTCTGCACGATCAGGGCCATCGGAAAGGACGCGGTGCGCTGCACGGCCAGCTGGACGGCGGCGGCCTCCTGCTTGGTCTTGGTCTTGTATTTGTCCACCTCGTCGAGACAGAGGAGCGAGATGGAACGGCCGGCCAAGTTGCCGGGGCTGTTAGATCCGACGAACCAGAGGTGCATTCGGCGGAAGGCTTGGTCGAGGTTTTTGAACTTGTCCTTGTTGCCTGGCATTTCGGCGCGCAGGACTTCGTTGTCGTCGATCATCACTTGCCATCGAGACTCGGAAAACGACTGTGCGTTGGTCTGGGTGTCCAGCACCCACAGGGCCGGAGCCGGGGCGCGGCAGAGGCGGTAAGCCATGCCGACTTTGATGGCTGTGCTCTTAGCCACCTGGGCGCCGCAAAGCAGGGCCATGGAACGGACGCCGCTGGCTGGGTGGAAGGCGTCGAGCCATTCGCGCATGTAGGGGTAAGATCGGACGCGAAACGGCCCAGGCGATGAGGTAAAGCGAGACGAGAAGGAGATGTTGGCCTCGGCCCACTCGGTGACCGACTGCCTCGGGTGCGGAACCCATTGAGCTCGCCAGGTTGCGCGGGTCGCCGCGGCTGAATCAGGTATCCAATCGCAGGGCATTGCCGGTGTTGCTTAGGGTAGAAAAAACTTGTTCAAGGTAGTCGGCCACGGTGTCGCGGGCCAACTCAGGATCGGCAGGGTTTGCCGCCTGGGCAACGGAGGACGGCATGGCCTCGAGTAAGGCGCGCAGCTTGCCAGCCTCTTCGGCAACGATGGCCTGCACTTGGTCGCGGTGCATCAGGGTTTGCGACTCAAGCTCGCTCTTAATCATGTCCCGCTTGCGCGTCTCGTGCGCCTCTTCGGCGTCGCGGACAGTTCGGCTGGCGGCGGCCCGTTCTTGAATAGACCCGGCATTCTCAAAGTCCGTCACGGCCAGCCGGCGCATGTGGTCGGTCACGGCCAGTTCGTCGGATAGCTGCATCGGCTCCGCGGGCATCGGCGCGGACGGCCGCGGCGCGGACGGCGTGGCCTTGGCCCGCTTGACCCCAATGTTGGCGGAGCGCCATGCCTGGGCCGCCTCGACTGAGTTGGTGGGCATCCCCTTCTTTGCCAGTTGGGCCACCGCCGGCTGGCTGATGCCGAGGGCTTTGGCGATCTGGCTCTGACTCATGCGGGTATAAGCACCTGTCAATGCTTATGGCTCACAGGAAAACATCGGTCTGTTTCGGGCACT